ACAGTGATACAAAGATACAAGTAGAAGAAAGTTCTGACGAAGATAAAATACGTTTTGATACTGGTGGTACTGAAAGAGTTGTTATAGATTCTACAGGTGTAAATATTGCAGGCGGTCTGGACGTAGATGGAACTACTAACTTAGACGTAGTTGATATAGATGGTACTGTAAATATGAGTGGCAGCCTTACGATGAGTGGTAGTGCTCTTATTAGGACAACTGATGGTACAGCATCACTTCCGGGTATAAGAATTGGTGTTGATAACGACACTGGACTTTATCGTCCACTCGCAAACACGATTGGTTTTACCACAGTAGGAACAGAAAGAATGCGTCTAGATGCTTCTGGAAACGTAGGCATAGGAACTACCTCTGTTACTAATGCTCTTGGTTGGG